GGTATTATTGATTCATCACGCCCTTTCATTGATTCGATCGAGCGTGCTGCACTTCCAACGAGTGGAATGAAAGTATTTACTCCAAAATTAGGCGCTCAGGCAATTGTAGGATTGACAGCTGAGGGTGCAGAATTTGCATCACAAGATACTGCAGTAACTTTCCAGGAAGATACAGTAGTTAAATTTGCAGGAGCTGGCGTTCTCGATGTCGAACTCATCGACCGATCTGACCCAAGCTTCCTTGACCTGTATATCCGCGAGTTGGCTGCAAGCTATGCACAAAAGACAGATAACTATGCTGCAAAGATTGCTGCAGAAGCAGCTGCAGGATCATCATCATCAACAATCTACAAGTCAATCGCTGCAGGTATCTCAGATGCTTATGGCGTAATGCGTCGCACACCAAACAATCTATTGGTTGCAACAACAGGTGGAGAAGATGGAATTGACTTCGCAGGATTACTAGGCGCTGTTGATGGTTCAAACCGTCCACTATTCGCAGCTGCAGCATCTCAGAATGCCGCTGGTCTCATTACACAGGGATCAACAAATGGCACAGTTGCAGGTCTTAATTTGGTAGTTGATGCTAACTACACAGGTGACAATGCAAATGCTAAGCACGCATTGGTATATTCAAGCGATGCAATGCGATTCCATGAGAGCGCACAAATTCAATTGCGTTCAAATATCGTTGCAAATGGTCAGCTAGAAATCGGCTTGTACGGATATGTTTGTGTAGTTAATCGCTACCCAGCTGCATTCCGCAAGCTAAATGTTGCTTAATAAATAAGTAAATGTGTGGGGGGCGGTTGCTCCCGATCGCTCCCCACACCCTTTTAGGGAAGGTTCAGAAATGCCAACAATCATTACAGTCTCGGAGCTTAGGACTATTCTTGGCGTTTCTGTATCCTTATATCCAGATAGCGTGCTTGCAGATATTATTGATGCTGCAGAGCAAGTTACCCTTCCAATGCTTGTCAAATACCACAGCGCAATTGATGCTGTTGAGTTAAACGGTAATGTTGCTACTTACCATGTTTTAGGTACAAATAACTTTTCTAAAGGTCAGAGCGTAATCATCACAGGATGTTCAGCTCCCTTCAATGGCACTTTTACTATTTTAAGCTCTAACGATTTCGATCAAGACATTACATTTTATGAAGCCAATTCATCTTTATATGTTGATGGAATGTACACAGCCGCTCGCCCATTCTTTACAGTAGCCATTACAAATGCAGATGTTTCTCCAAGAAAAGTAATCCCATCTGGTACTGCAACTCTTTCTGGAGCTTCTACTTATGTAGGAAACCCTGTTGTAGAGCAAGCGGTTACAGCATTATCTAAAGAGATCTTCCAGGCTCGTAATTCAAGCGGTGGAGCAATCCAGGGAGTAGATTTCCAGATTTCACCATACGCTTTAGGTCGTTCACTTTTCAATCGTGTTTCAGGAATGCTTGGCGGTTTGCTTGATGTCGAAACGATGATCGGCTAATGCCATCAAATATCGCCACAGATGTCAGAGCAGCTTTAGCGACTGCTCTATCTGGCGTTGCAGCAAATGTTTATTCTTATGTGCCTGAGACGGTAACGCCACCAGCGGTAGCCATTCTCTACACAGATCCAATGATGGAATTGTTACTCATTAATAAATCAACCACTAAGGTAAAACTAAATTTTGTTATATCAGCGGCAGTTGCCTATAACAGCAATCCAGCATCTCTGGATAACTTAGAGCAACTCATAATCAGTATTCTCGCTGCTATCCCAGCGGGATATGAAATAGGGTCGGTTTCACGCCCATCCGTTTCAGAGGTAGGAGCAGCGATTCTGCTCGTTTCAGATATCACTTTAAGCACCTACTACACTCAAACACTATAAGGAGAAAAAATGCCTACAACAGTAATAACAGGGCGTGATTTGGCTCTGACCATCAACTCAGTTTCATATGATGCTCAGGCTACAAGTGTCGCCCTAACAGTCGAACAAACACGCGAAATTTACCAGACATTAGACGGTCGCGCTTACAAAGTTACAGATGCCAACTCAACTCTAACAGTAGAAATGCTTGCAGATTGGGGAGCCACAGGATCTCTCTGTGAGGCACTATGGACAGCTTCAAACTCATCACCTAACACAGCACTTGCTTTCAGCTTCACAGCTGCAACAGGTGCAGTATTCACAGGTAATGTATTTCCAACATTCCCATCACCAAACGGCACAGCGCCAGATGCTCAGACAGTATCATTGGTATTCCAGGTAGAATCTACCCCAACAGGTACATTCAGCTAATCAACTAAAACGGGAGCAAACAAATGCAACAAACAATGACAATTAAATACCAATCAGGCGAGCAAGTTACAGTCGTAGCTTATCCGCCAGATTTTGCTAAATGGGAACGGGCAGAAAAGAAAAGTATCTCCGAGTTTGGAGCTATCTGGGACATTCTGTTCGTTGCCCATTCAGCGGTTAAACGAGAGGCAGGGGCTCAGCCTACAAAGCCTTTTGATGCATGGATGGAATCGGTCGTAGATGTTGATCTAGGATCTGATAACCCAAAAGCCATGAGCGTGGATCAGTAAGTCGGCTTATAGTCGAACTTGCGATCGCCACACAGATCCCGATGTCTGAGTGGTCAAACGCAGAAGATATTCTTACAGCTATAGAAGTATTGGAGAAGCGCAATGGCGGATGATGTCACTCCACAGCGTGATTTTATATTCTATGACAAAGCTGAATTGCGTGGGATTATCAGAGCGTTTAAGGGCTTATCAGAAGAGGCTCAGCAACAGGCTAAAGATGCTTCAAGCGCACTAGCTCAATATGCTGGCGAACAGATTAAAGCTGCCGCTGGATCTGCTCCCAATCCTAATGTTGCTAAAAGAATTGCAGAAGGCTTTAAGGTTTCCAAGTCATCCAAGATTGGTGAACTTTCATTTGGATTTGCTGGTCAGAAATTCTCAGGCGGTGCAACCACTCAATTTAATCCAGGCAAGCAAGGCGGTAACGGTCTTTTAGCTGGAGCTGAATTTGGTGCTGACATTAAAGAAAGAAAGCGCACATCTGGCACATATGAGGGCTACAAGCAATTTCCATCCAGATCGCCCAGACTCAATCGCAGAGGTAATGAAGGATATTTTATTTATCCAACACTACGCAGAATCCAGCCTGAACTAATCAAGCAATGGGAAGAATCATTTAGCAAGATCGTGAAAGAGTGGGATAAATAATGGCTGGAAGTAGAACGCTCAAACTCTCGATCCTTGCAGATGTCGATGACCTAAAAAAGAATTTAGCAAAAGGTACCGATGAGGTTCAAACCTTTGGAAGTAAGATTGCCGACTTTGGCAAAAAGGCTGGTATTGCATTTGCCGTGGCTGGCGCTGCCGCTGTTGCCTATGCTGGCAAGTTAGCGATTGATGGCGTTAAATCTGCCATTGCAGATGCGGCTGCTCAGGAAAGACTCGCACTAACTCTAAAGAATGTGACTGGCGCCACAGATGCCCAGATTAAAGCTACAGAAGATTACATAACTAAAACCTCATTAGCCAATGGTGTTACAGATGATGAATTACGCCCTAGCCTAGAAAGACTTGCTAGAGCTACTGGAGATATTACTAAAGCACAGAAACTACAATCCCTTGCACTTGATGTTGCAGCTGGTAGTGGTAAGTCATTAGAAAGCGTTACAAATGCCCTTGCGAAGGCACAGGAAGGCTCTACAACGGCTTTAGGCAAGCTAGGGGTAGGATTATCTAAGGCTGAGCTTGCTGGCATGACAGCCGAGCAGGTATTCGCTAAATTGGGTGATACCTTTGAAAACCAGGCAGCTGCCAAGGCTAACACTTTCCAGGGACAAATGGATCGCCTAAAGATTGCATTTGATGAAGCCAAGGAAACTGTTGGCACATTTATACTCCAGGCAATTACTCCAATGGTTGAAAATATTGTTAAATATGTAATGCCAGCACTTGAAGCATTCGTGCAAGGTTTCCAGGGTGGGGATGGATTAAAGAATGCTTTTGACGACATTATCCAGGTTGCTCGGACTATTCTTATCCCAATCCTTGATGGCTTGCGATCAATCTTTGACAGGGTGAAGGTTGCAGTAAGAGATAACAAAGAAGCCTTTTCTGCTCTCTGGACTTTCACTAAAGAATATCTTGCACCATTCCTAGGTGGTGCTTTCAGAGTAGCTTTAGAAGTAGTCGGGGTTGCCATAGGCGCTGTGGTTACAGCTGTAGGATTACTTATTAAAGCTTTCCAAACTCTATTTGAGTGGGGCAATAAGGTTAAGAATTTCTTAACATTTAGCGGTGCAAGCAATGCATCCAATGCTAGTTTTGAAATGCCAGGGTTTCAAGCTGCTCCATTTATGACTTCTCCTGGCGGTGGATATTCAGGGCAAGCGGTTAATTACAACAATAACATCACGGTTAATGGAGCGATCGATTCAGAATCTGCAGCTCGCCAAATTGTAGATGTGCTTAACCAATCCTCTTATCGTGGAACCTTGGGTGCTGGTGCGTTTGCATGACAGCATGGACTCCAGAATGGGCAGTAGAGGTCAATGGCGCAGGGAACATTACTGATCTAGTCATTGCCGATTTAACCGTTACTTCAGGGCGCTCAGATATTTATTCTCAGCCTATTGCTGGATATAGCCGATTTACTGTAAAAAATCTTAATCAGTCAGCCATTACCTTTGATGTAAATGATTCAGTAGTGGTTAAGCTTAAAAACTCAGCTGGCACTTATGTGCCTATTTTTGGTGGAGACATTTCAGATATTGATGTAAAGGTTAGAACAGGCGAACCAGCCATTACTGAGGATGTAACCATCACAGCACTTGGAGCTTTATCGAAACTTCCCAAAACCCTTACTGAGGGTGTATTGGCTAAAGATTTTGACGGAGATCAAATCTATTCAATTCTTTCGGAAATCTTATTTCAGCAATGGAATGAAGTGCCAGCGGCTTTAGAGTGGGCAAATTATGAAGCCACTACAACTTGGGCAAATGCTGAGAATTCTGGATTAGGCGAGATTGATCGCCCAGGCGATTATGAGCTGACTGCCAGATCTGCCAGCACTACAGATGTTTACAGCCTTGTGGCTAACTTGGCTCGATCAGGCTTGGGATACATATATGAGGATGCATCTGGTCGGATTGGATACGCAGACTCAACACATCGCGGTCAATATCTCGCAGCTAACGGATATGCCTATGTTGATGGCGGCTGGGCTTATGCAGCTGGTATTTCTACATCAAAACGCCTTGGAGATGTCCGAAACAAGGTCACGATTACCTATAAAAATAATCAGCAAGAAACAGCTGAAGATGCAACATCTATTGCCACTTATGGGGTACAAGCTCAAAACATATCTACTACCCTGGAGAATGGCGCAGATGCAGAATCTCAGGCAGAATTCTATTTAGACATTAGAGCTTATCCTCAGTATCAATTCAAGGCTATAACCTTTCCAATGACTAACCCAAATATCCCAGATGCTTCACGCGATCAAGCTCTAAACATATTTATGGGCTTACCTTTAGATATTGAGGATCTGCCAGTCAATATTGCAGATGGTCGCTATCAAGGGTTTGTTGAGGGTTGGACTTGGACTAGCCGATTTAATGCTCTAGATCTGACCGTAATTGTCTCACCTGTGGCTTTCAGCTTGCAAGCCTTTAGATGGAACAATGTACCAATAACCGAATCATGGAACTCGATAAGTCCAACTTTGGACTGGAATAACGCTACAATAGTAGCCTAATCAAGGAGAATAATGGCAACGACAACCAACTACGGGTGGACAACACCCAATGACACAGACCTGGTTAAAGATGGCGCAGCGGCTATCCGCACCCTTGGTTCATCTGTAGATACAACTACCAAGGCGTTAAACCCATCAACAACTCTTGGAGACATTGAATATCGTTCTGCAACTGCTAACACGAATACCCGTCTTGGTATTGGCTCTTCAGGAAATGTTTTGACGGTTGCTGGCGGTGTTCCAACTTGGGCTGCTCCAGCAGGTTCAGGGGCATCATGGTCTCAATTAGCGGTGAGCGCAACTACATCAGGAACTACGGTAACAATTAGCGGACTCTCAGGCTATAACCAACTGTATGTTCAATTTGAAAATGTATCTCATAATGATTCAATTAAAGAGTTTTCCTTTAGAGTAAATGCAGATAGCGGAACAAATTACAACTTTGTGGAATTTCTCACGAGAAATGTTGGCTCCATCTGTAGCGGAAATTATGTTTCTGGTGGTACTGAAATTGGTTTGGGAAGAACGGCAAATGCTGGAAATAGTATGTCTGGCGGAATTTTAATAAATGGAGCAAATAGCACAGGTAAAAAATTCTTTACAGGATTTATGGCAAGTGTTAATGATTTAGTTAATAGTGACATAACCAAGCCACATTTTTCAGGAACTTACGACGGAACATCTGTTATTTCATCCGTTTCAATTGTTACAAATGCAGCCGCGTTTGATGCAGGAAACATGAGAGTATTTGGAAGCGTGGCATAAATGGACATTAAAGAAATTGACGCAATTACAGGCGAAGTTACAGAGCGCGAATATACAAAGGCAGAACAAGCCGATCATGATGCTCTTGTTGCTAAGGCAAAAACCCTATTAGATGCTGAAATTGCAGCAGCCCAAGCAAAGGCAACTGCTCGCGCGGAAATTCTTAATCGCTTAGGAATAACTGTTGATGAAGCGGCAATCCTACTTGGATGAAAGCTCGACTCAGTAAATCTGTAATCCAATTTAGAGAGCAGGCGGATGATGCTTATCCTGACAGAGACCGTCGTAGTGATGGAACCTGGGCAGATGCCAGGCACGCCACCCAAAAGAGCGATCACAACGCTTGCCCTAATACAGGGTATGTCCGTGCTTTCGATCTCGATGCTTCTCTCGATGGGAAAGATGCCACAGCTCATTACCTTGCCGATCAAATACGAATTAACGCCAAGTCAAGCAAGCGCATTGCATATGTCATTTTTAATAAGCGAATTGCGAGCAAAAGAACACTCTGGCGCTGGGTCAAATACAGAGGGACAAACCCGCACATTTCGCACATTCACATCAGCTTCACAAAAGCTGGCGATGAAGATCGTTCGTTTTTTCAAATCCCACTACTAGGAGCAAACTAATGAAACTAAATGCTAAGCAAAAGAAAGCACTAAAGGATTATGGTCTAGCGGTATTTGCATCAGCTGTGACTATGGGAGTAGCACTACTTACTGACATGGCTCCACAGTACGCAATCATCATTGGCGCTGTTGCTGCTCCTGCAACTAAGTGGGCTAGTAAGAATTCGAAAGACTATGGCATCGGCTCATAATGAGTGCGCAGGACACGGCGGCTCTTGTTGTTGCTGCCACGACCGTTATTGGTTCATTTATTGGCTCGGTGCGGTGGTTAGTAAAGCACTACCTAAACGAACTCAAACCTAATTCAGGCTCCTCAATGCGTGATGAAATTAATTTACTTCAAGCGCGTGTTGAAACCATCTTACGCATCCTAGAGAAGTGACAATTATCCTATGGCGAGAAAAGCATCTAAAGCATTAGAAGATCAAGGGTATTCCCGACTTGATGCTTATTGCATTGGGTTACATGAATACTGGAAAAGCTTAAAAAAGGCTGGTTTCCCTGAGTCTATAGCTCTATTTATGATTACAGAGCCACAGTCATATCCAGCATGGATCTTGCCATCTCCAGTCGATCCAGAAAGGTTCGGCGATTACGAAGATGAGGAAGATGACTAAAAAACGCTATCTAGTGATTTCGGATTTACAAATCCCATTTCACCATGAGAAGGCAGTTAAGAATCTAATCAAGTTAGTAAATAAAGAAAAGTTTGATCTAGTACTAAACACAGGCGATGAGCTTGATATGCAGTCACAATCAAAATGGGCAAAAGGGACACACTTAGAATTTGAAGGGCAATTAGATGCCGATCGAACTCTGGCTCAAAACATCCTATGGGACTTGCGCACCACAGATATCACAAGATCCAACCATACGGATCGCCTATACCACACTCTCGTTAGAGGGGCTCCTAGCCTCATTGGATTACCAGAGCTTGATTACTCCCGTTTTATGGGTTTCTCAGACTTGGGGATACGCTTTCATAAGAAACCCTTTGAATTCCATAACGGATGGGTCTTAGTCCATGGCGATGAAGGATCAATGAATTCCAATGCTGGACTTACAGCTTTAGGCTTAGCCAAGAAATTTGGCAAATCAGTCGTTTGCGGACACACTCACAGAGCAGGGATTAGTGCCTTCACAGAGGGCATAGGAGCCCGATATAGGACTTTATGGGGTGTAGAGGCAGGAAATGTCATGCAAAAGGAAAAGGCGGGCTATCTCAAGGCAGGAGCCGCTAACTGGCAAATGAGCGTAGCTATCATAGAAACTCATGGAAACAGGGTTAGCCCTATGCTTGTGCCGATCAACAAAGATGGATCATTTACTGTGTACGGCAAGCTGTATGGATGATCTAATAAGGGACATCTTCCCACTTAGGCGCACAATAGATAATGCTGTGGATGATGCAGAATTGTTACCATTTCGTTATCAAAAGAAAGCCAAATAGTCCCAGATCTGTGGTTCACTAATCCTGTAGCCAGCCGAATGAGCTGACACAAGGGAGCAAGATGAAAACAACGATAGGCAACAAAACAGCGGCATTGGAATATGCCAAAAGAGGTTGGGCAGTAATGCCACTTAAAGCTAAAAAGAAAGATCCCCATTTCGATTTGATTAAAAATGCTTACTTGGGCGCGACTACAGATGAAGCTCTAATCGAGTTTTGGTTTGATGTAGATCCAACAGCCAACATTGGCATTGCTTGCATCACATCTGGGCTTGTGGTTTTTGATGTGGATTTTAGAAATGGTGGAGAGATCCTGGAAGAATTTGGGCAGACTTACACAGTCCAAACAGGCGATGGATTTCATTACTATTACCAGGCAAACCAATCATTATCATTTAGAGGATCATTAGAGTCTGGCATAGATATCAAGCACAAAGGATATGTAGCAGCTGCACCATCAATCCATCCTAATGGCAAGATCTACACAGTAATAAACGATATTGAACCAGCAATGATTACAGTTGAATTATTAGAAATGGGAGCAAAATGAGTGACACATGGTTTTTCTTTATATTTTTGGCAGTAATTCCATTTACACTTGCATTAATTTATGAGACTGTGGCACATAATAACTACCAACGCGGATTGCGTGAGGGATACCATCGAGGCAGGGCAGTCAATCGCCAGGAATTTTGGGCAGAATGAAAGCTAGAGAGGTATTACAAAGTGCAACCGATGTCATGCAAGATCGTGGTCGAATTTACGGTCATCCGAAAATCAACCAGGATCGGATCGCTCGGAGACTTACCAATTTACTTGATTTCCCAATCGAGGACTACCAGGCTTGCCTTGCAATGGTCGAGGTCAAGCTCTCAAGAATCCAAGAATCACCAACTCACATCGACTCATACATCGATGCCTGTGCTTATCTCGCATTAGCTTGCGAACTCAAAAATGGAGAGGATGAATTATATGTTTAACCTAGATGAATACACCACAGTACGCGAAAGAATTATCGAGTTTTGGAAAAGGTACCCAAATGGACGGATTGAAACTGAGATATTGGAATGGTCAGATAAACGCTTTATCGTTCGTGCAGCAATTTTTAGAGAAACCACAGATCAACATCCATTCGCGACTGGGCTTGCAAATGAAGTTATTTCAGACCGCGGCGTTAATAAAGATTTTGCGCTGGAAAACGGAGCGACTTCTGCAATTGGTATCGCTTGTGGCAACGCGAACATCGGCGTAGATAAGCATAAAAGTAGCCGCGAAGAGATGAAGAAAGTGATTGAGGTTAATAAAGCTAAAGAGCCTGTTGTTGAAGGGCATAAGGATTACTGGACTACTCCATTTGGAGAGCAAGAGGAATCAATTAAGAAAGTCCCAGCTCCTAGCACAATGGATCAAGCTGTAAATACTGTTGCAGAAATTCTAGGTACAGAGAAAGCATTACCTCAATGTAAGCATGGAGAAATGAAGCTAAACACAGGCAACAAAAATGGCAGGGAATGGGGCGGTTACTTCTGTAAGCATATTGGCGTAGGTGGCTCAGAGCCTAAATGTCCAACAATATGGGCGCAGGTTACAAGCTCTGGAACATGGGAACCACAGAAAGCGAGAGCATAATGGGAAACATAGAAGTCTATAATCATGATGGTTTGGGCAGTTGGACTAATTTAGATGATGTTGAATTTATTGAAACAATTAACTGCCAATTATGTAATGAGCCAACACAATGCAGCGATATATTTGCCAATCTTTATATAAAGGATGCACAGATCATAATTGGATCTTGGCAATGTCGCAAATGTCATGCTGTCAATGGATAAAGACACACTAATTGCAATCCTTACTGGATTAGCCTTAGCTCTATCATTTGTGATGGGATACTTAGTTAATGGCTTCACAGCATAGGAAGCACAGAGGTTTCCGCACAGAGCGTGTTGTAGCACAGTACCTATCGACTGTGTGGCAGGGCGCAACTGTCGGAAGGGGTAGTGGCAAGGATATTGTTAATGTACCATTTGATGTAGAAGTCAAAGCAAGGGTTGGTTTTCAACCATTGGCGTACATGAAACAATTGAAGGCTCGCACAACAATATCTGGGGAGATTGGTTTTGCATGTCTCCGACTCAACGGACAAGGTGAGAGCGCAGAGGACTATGCATGCGTGATCCGATTGGGTGATCTGTTGCCACTACTCCAACTTAAATACGGTCACTTAGATAAAGAGCCTACAGATGCAGATATTGACCGATGCACTATCTGTGGGACTTATATGATTCGGAGATGTTTAACATGCCAGCCTATGACTACAAATGTAATCGATGCGGTTTAATCAATGAGCTACACCATGGATGGTATGACAAGCCAACAGTCTTATGTACTTACTGCAATGAACCTATGACTAAGACATTTGCAGCTAATCCAATACATTTCAAAGGTAAGGGATGGGGCAAAAACTAATTCGACACGCCGTTTGACCTGCACTTATAGTTAGGAGTTTGACATGAATGGTACTCTCAGGGCTAGTGCCCATCAGGGGCACAGAGCGAGCCGCTCGCGGATAGCTCGCTCGGTAGCCATCGCTATTGGGATAACTCTATTATCACCAATGTATGATGCTAATACAGGGCAAATAGATAGCTTCAAATACAACCCAAGGAAATACATAAATGCCACAATGCCTAAGCATGAAGCCAAATGCATTAAGTTACTAATCAGTAAAGAATCAGCTTGGAATTACAAAGCGGTTGGCAATCTATCTAGTCCAACAAAGAGCTATGTATATGGATTACTACAGATAAAGAATCCAATAGCTAAAGACATGAACCCTATGCAACAGATACAGCTTCACATGAGATACTTGGATCATAGATATTCAGGCTCAGCGTGCAAGGCATGGGAAACATTTAAGATCAAGGGATGGCATTAATGGCAAGACAGTCAGCCTTAAGATCCACAGGATCGACAGCACTATGGAGAAAGCTTAGAGCCCAGGTATTAAAGAGGGATCAGAATGCTTGCTACTACTGTGGTCAATACGCAGATACTTGTGAGCATTTGATAGAAAGATCCAAAGGCGGCACAGATTCAATGGATAACCTGGTTGCAGCTTGTAAGAAATGTAATTACTCACGCGTAGGATCAAAGAGGGGTGCCTTTTTTAAACAGCCTTTGACACCCATGACCCCCCTTGCATCTTTTACCCCTAAAAACGACGAGATAAGCCACTACCAGATAGACTCTGACTAGATATGACTAAATCAGACTCAAACACGCTTAAAACGCCTCAGGTGGCTTACCTAGGGGCGACAGAACCGCGTATTAGGTCAAAACCAGTTGATTTGCCTTCAAAAGGGCAAGAGATGATTGATTTTGTTGAGCAAATCATTAATCCAGAGACCAATGAGGTCTTCCAGCTTCTACCTTGGCAGAAATACCTGGCAATTGAGATGCATCGAGTCCGAGAAGATGGGCGCTGGTATCACAGCGAAATCGGAATCTGCATGGCAAGGCAGCAAGGTAAATCAACATTTATGGCGCTACGCATTTTGACTGGCATGTATTTGTGGGGCGAAAAGATGCAAGTCCACACAGCTCACAAGCTAACTACATCATCTGAAATCTTTTGGAAGATTGATGACATCATTCAGGCTAATGCATCCCTTGCTGGTCAGTTTATTAAAAAGTATGAAACAAAGGGATCACAAGAAATCAAAACTAAAAACTCCCGTTACCTGGTAAGAGCTAATAACTCAGCATCTCGCGGTATTGCTTCCGTTGATTGCATCCACTTAGATGAAACACGCGAGTACCAGGATTTAGATATTTGGGCATCCTTGCGCTTTACTCAAATGAGTGCTAAGAATCCAATGGCGATTAGCTACTCAAATGCTGGAGATCAACATTCTGTCATTCTAAATTCCCTGAGAGCTAGAGCTGAGGCAGCGATCGCTGGCAACAATGATGCAATCGGTTGGTTTGAGTGGTCTGCTCCAGATGTGGAGATTGGCGACACGCCAGAATTCTGGGATGCGGTTAGATATTCAAATCCATCCTTGGGTTATACCGTACATCCTGACAATTTGCGAGCAATCTTAAATGATGATGAATCAACCATTAAAACAGAGGTCATGTGTCGTTGGGTCAATGTTCAAAACCCTGCTATCAATCCATCTGCCTGGGAAGCTGCAGCGGATAAGAAAATGAAGCTAGACATTGAAGC